GGCAGCCTCTTGGAACGCCTTGTTCGCCCGCGTGATCTGGGTGGCGAAGTCCGTCTCCATCTGGGTCCGGGCGGTGTTGTACAGGGCGTTCTGGTGCCTCAGGTTGGTGTCGAAGTCAGTCGCCTGCTGGCTCATCTGCAGGTTGAACGCAGTCGCACTGCGGCTCATCTGGGTGCGGAAGGCCAGATCCTGCTGCTGTATGGAGATCTTCCGCTCGGATGCCTGATCATCGAGCTGCTGCTTGAACTGCTTGTCCTGCCGAGCCAGCGACTGGTTGAAGTCCGTGAGCGACCGAGACTGGTTCTGCTTGAAGGAACGGTTCATCTCCTTCCACTGCTCGTTGTCCTGATCGGTGACGACCTGGCCAGCGGACTTGATACGGGAGGCGACAGAGTCGTTGAACTTCTTGACCAGGGACGGGTCAGACATGAAGTCATCGACCATCCGAGAAAGCTGCTGAGCGTTCTTGGGGTCGTTCAGGCCCATCTGGTCGATGGCATCACCGGACAGGCCCATCCCGCGAAGCTTCTTCAGGTTGGCCTGCTGCTCATCCAGCCGCTTCTGCTGGTCAGCCATGTTCTGGAGCAGGTTCTGGCTGTCCCAGGTGCGCTGGACGTTCACGCGGGAGTAGATGTCGTAGACCGACTTAGCAGTCGACTTGGTCATCTCCACGACCTGGTGCTGGAAGTCAGCCTCAGCCCGAACTCGGTTCTTGTTGAAGTCGGCTACCGAGTACTTGCGCTGCAGATCGAAGTCACGATGCGTGCGACTCAGTTGACGGTAGTAGGCATCGTCGGACTGCTTCCGTTGCAGGTCGTAGTCGTCCTGGGACTGCTTGCGCTGTAGGTCGAAGGCGGTCTGTGCCCGCGAACGGGAGAGGTTGTAGGCATCCAGGTTCCACTGGTCACCTTGCTTCTTGGCGGCGTCAGAACGAGTCTCCTGCAGCGTGAGGTCGCTCCGGGCGTATCCCTGCTGCTGGTTCATCTGGTGGGCCTGCAGGGCGATGGACATGACTCGGTCGTAGGCACCAGCCTTGGCCTGATCGAATGCCATCTTGTCGCTCTGCGCCTCAGCCTGAGCCCCCTCCGAAGGGTGGAGCTGGGCATTCAGTGAAGAGAGCGTTGCCTGCTTCTCCAGGAGCTGGACGTTCTGAACCTGGGTGTTGTAATGCATCGCCAGCTGCTGCTGCGCACGAAGGAGCGACTCAGCAGAGTTGGCGAGCTGGTAGAGCGGGTCAGAAGCGTTCTTGGCAGCGGCCTTGAACTTCTGCATCTCATCGATGCCGCCCGATAGAGAACCAGTGAAGCGGGTGGCAGATTGGGCTAGCTCGTCAGCCTTCTGACCCACGATGTCGGTGTTGCCCGTGTTGTTGGCCGCGAGATCGATGGCTCTACCTGTGGCATTGTCCTTGAACGCATACGAACCGAAGGCAGAGACGTTCCGGGCGTTAGTGACGACCGTGTCGTCTAGCTGAGAGAACAGGTGATCGCTGTTAGCCCGGACAGGCATTGACACGGAGGTGCTCCAGCGGTCGGTTCCGGTCAGCCCGGAGTTCTGGAACATCCCGTAGAGCGACTTCTCCTGAGTGGTGGCCTGACCACTCTGAACCCGCTTGTAGAGGGCCTCCCAGGTGCCCTGAATCCCGGTAGGAGCCATCCCGTTAATAGAGGTATTGGAAGCGCGAAGCAGATCCGAAATTGCAGCCAGGGACTTGTCATCGCCATTGAGCTGCTTGTTGATGACCGTAGCGATCTGCGGAAGGTTCTCTTCCGGGTCCTTGGTCTTCTCCATCGCCGCGTTGAAGGCAGCGACCATAACTCGGTTACCGCCCTGAGGATCACGAGAACCCGCAGCGCCAGCCATCTGACCGAGGGTGGCCTCAGCGCCTGAAGCGGCAGCCTTAGACGCCGAGGTGAAGCCGCCCATACCCATCATGTCTCGACCAGAGAGGCCCGAGAACAGGTTGTTCATGTCCACAGGACTCTTGCTCTTGGCTGCGTTGAGGATGTCCTGGGTGCGCTTCTGATCCCCGCCCGTGCGCCGCAGCACGTCGTAGCCGAACAGCTCCAGATCGGCAGGAGACATCTCGCCAGACTGTGCCCAGTTCTTCATCTGGGCATCGGTCATGGTGGCGACCTTTTGGTCGGTGTACGGCGCGTTGATGTTCTGGTTGTAGCGCCGCATCATCGCGTCATCGACTTGGCCGTTGAAGTCAGCCCCTGCGTTCGGGATCATGTGCGCAGCGTTCTGCTTTACGACATCCGCGAAGGTGCTAGTGGCCTTGGCAGCCTCACCTAGCGCAGCACGGTAAGCACCACCGGCAGCATCTAGCGGACCAGCGTTACTGATCTCCTCCAGGTCGGCCTTCTGCTGCTGGTTCTTGGTAGAGATGGCGTCAGCCAGCATCATCCCGCCCATAATGGCGAGAGTCGGTCCACCGAGAGCGCTACCGACCTGCTTAGCGCCCTGCCACGCCAGCCCAGCACCAGTGCGAGCGAGACCTGCGTAGCCCTTTGCTGCGTACTGAGCGACGTTGGCCATCTCGTTGGTGGCGGTCTTCAGCACACCAGAGGTGTTGCGAAGCTGGCGAGCGTGCTCTTCAGCTGCAGTGGCAGCCTTCTTGAAGCCTGCCGAAGCGGAGTTGATGCCTTCCTTGGCCTGGATGTTCTGGTAGTCCATGGGCTTGAGGCTGGAACCTGCGCCCCCGAGGACAGGCTGGCGGGCGAAGACGTTCTGCCGTACCCCAGGGCGCAGGGTGTCCAGAGTGCTGCCCACCATGTTGCCAGCGCCACGAACGACAGCATTGAACGGAGTACGCCACGTCCAGTCCCGGATACCCCGAATACCTGCCCCGCCGCCCTCCACAGGAACAGGGGAGAGGAGACCTGCAGCGGTTGCAGCGCTCCTGTTGAGGCCAGCGAAAGGAACGGTGCTACCAGGCACGGGCAGGACGGGCATGCGAGCGCCGCCTCTACTGCCGCCCTGGCTAGCCATTGCTCGGGAGACGCTCCAGGCGCTGCCCAGCTTTGCCCCAGCCGTGTAGCCAGCCCGCTGAGCCCTAGAGCCATCACCAGCCTGGTAGGACCGCCAGGCATTCCGGGTGCGGGTGTTCATCCGGTCTTCGTTGCCCATGGCTCGACCGGCACCGAAGCCACGACGGACGAAGCCTTGCGCGAACTGCGAGATGCCCGCCAGACCCATCATCTTGCCGAGGTTGGCGATTCCGAACCCTGTCAGACCCATCAGCGCCGCACCAGCAGCGCCAGCGATGCCGGGAAGGCTACCCAGCATCTGCAGGAGCTGGTTGATCGGGGACAGGATCATGGTGATGGCCTTGAGTGCCTGAGTAACCGGCTCGACCAGACCAGAACCGAATGCCTCACCCATCTGAGCCAGGGTGTTCTTCAGTCTCTGGGCAGCCTCATTGAGGGTGTCCATCCCCTTCTTAGCGGCCTCATCGAACTTGCCAGTGTCGTTGTAGCCAGCGGTCGCCTGATCCACAGACTGCTGGATACCGCCACCGGCAGCGACAGCCTGGATGGACTTCAGGGTGCGAGGGCCATCGAGACCGAGGCGCTCCAGGGTCTTCATGGCTGCAGGACCCTGGCTGTTGATCTGCGTGAAGATCTGACCGATGGCATCAGACTTGGACATCTTGGTGAACTCTTCGGTGCTCTTACCGATGAGGTTCGCGTAAGCAGCGATCTCAGGAGATCCGTACTGGACCGCCCGAGTGATGTCCGTGAGCATCTTGTTGAAGGCAGTGGTAGCGCCATAGCCATCAGCACCGACCTTGTTGAAGGCGGTAGCCACACCCATGATCTGGTTCTGGGTCATGCCAGCGACACGACCGATGGGAGCGATGGCGTTGGAGAAGGACAGAATGCCCTCTGCCGAGGTGCCAGCGTTGGCCGAGAGGTTAGCCAGAGCAGAGGCATAACGCTCGGTCTGCTCCGCTCCTGTAGTGCCCATTGCACGCTGCAGGGAGATCAGACCATCAGCTAGACCGGAGACCGATTCCCCAGTAACGGCACCGAGCTTGATGAACGCCGTTGCGAGTCGCTCGACGTTGTAGTTGCCCTGGCCCATGTTGTTGAGCTGCTGGACGAGGTTCACGATCTCGCCCGTAGACATGCCGACCGAGGCACGCAGGTTATTGGTCTGGCGAACCATGGTGTCGAAGGACCGACCGGTCATCTCCGACTGGGCACGAAGCTGGGACATCTGCTGCTCGAAGTTTGCAGCCTGATAGGTGGCAGCAGCCAGAGCAGCCGCAGTGCCAGCACCGACCAGTTCGATCTTCTGGCCAGCCCGCTTGGTGAGTTCTCCGAGGGCATTGGAGAGCGCCATGACCGAAGTCAGCAGAACCTGAGTCTTGGACGCAGATTGGTCCATCGACTGCTGGTACTGGGTGGTGTCAGCAGTCAGGACGACATTCTGCTGAGTCGGGTCACCAGCCATGCGGTCTCCTAGTCGTCATCCCCCTGGCCGAAGTCCATCTCGGCCCTCCGTTGTGCAGCCAGGAGCTTCTCGGCCTTACGTTGCTCGGTAGGGGCGACCAGGTTGATCGTCGTACCGGGGAGAGAGTTCTTGTCCTCGCTAGAGACTGCCTTTATGTAGCAGCCCTGACAGAAATGCTCTTCTGCCTCGTACGCGAACCTGTTCTCTTCCCACTCCCATTGTGCTGTCCCGCACAACGAACACACCTCTCCCTCGAATAACAGGGTGGCAAGGTGTTTGGCTCGGGATTCCTGCGACCAGGAAAGCCAGTCGTCATGCGGTATGCCCTTTTCGACGCAGTACCGCATGACGAGTCTGAACTCGGGATCGTTCCTCAGTCGCTCTTTGTAAAAGGGACCTGCATGCCCTCCATGCAGAGGTTGGAGCAGGTGTCGAAGAGCTGGTTCAGCTCACCCGTGCTCCAGAACTCCGACTCCCAGATCTCCCGAGCGTCATCGAGAGAGAGCTTCGGCTCCACCGAGCAGGCCGCGACCAGAGCAGGGGCGAAGGTGTTCGGGTTGAATGCGAACCCCCGCGCCCGCTGCTCGGTCGTCGGCTTGTGCTTGGTCTGAAGCTTGTCTAGCTCGTGAGCTGAAATGGCCTCGAAGGTCATCTGCACCTCTTCACCCGACACATCGATTGCGATGGTCTTGCGACGAGGCCGCTTTCCCTTGAGCTTGTCCAGCAGGGACTGCTTGTCATTCTCACTCTGCTTCTGACGAGCAGCGGTGATCTTCACTTCGGACATTCTGTTGTTCTCCTCTGGGCGGTGAGGGTGGGTACTGCTGATTACGCGACGGTTGCAGCCTCGACCGGGACCTGCGAGACAGCACAGGTAACCGTGAAGGTCATGACCGAGTTGTTGCTCATGTTGGCCATCGTGCGGGAAACGACCGTGATCGGCCAGACCTCGACCTTGGTGCCAGTGACGGGAGCCGTGCCGCCCGTGCCGAAGCGCGACAGGACGAAGAAGCCCTTGGTCTTGCGCGGGAGGGTGACCCACGCCAGGTCGCCAGTGACACCCACGGTGTCGTCACGGTAGAAGTCAGCGGTGACAGTCGCGGAAACCGTACCGGGGACGCTGGTCTCGAAGAGGTTGTCCAGAGTCGGGGTCGGAACCGTGTTGCCGTTGGTGGAAGCGTTGAACGAGATGAGGTAGCCGGTGAGGTTCTTACCAGCGGTGATCTCAGCCGTCGAGGGTGATGCGAGGTTCGCCACGGCAGGAAGGAAGCCCACCCAGACGTTCTCGTTGGGGATAAGGCGAGCCATGCTCAGTTCTCCTTCGTGAGCGCAGAGCTGGGGAGGTCGACCTCACCCTTCTCCACAGCCTTCTTGACTTCGGTCTCGGAGGCGACGGTCCATCCTGAATCCAGCCACGTCTCGACAGACTCAGGGACGAACTCCTGAATCGCGCCAGTCTTGCTGTTCTTCAGAACGACATAGCCCCTGTTGTTCTGCTTGGGTTCAGCCATTACATCTCCTTTGAAACATACAGAACGACGATGTCGGTCTGAGTGAACTCACTTGGTTCAGTGCTGTCGGTGCGCCCGATAGCTCCGATGGAGTTGACCCTCGCCTGCTGGATCTTCCAGTTGAAATCACCTAGCAGTACTACAGTACGAGCGAGGTCTACGATGACCTTTCGGGCCTTGTCGGCGTAGAACTCCACCTGCCCCCGGCTCACTCCGTAATACGAGAATGAGTAGGGAACCCGGTACTCCGAATTGGAATCACCGAGAGATCCACTGGCCTCTTGCGCGGTCTGCGGGTTAAGCACCACGTAGGGCACGTAGGAAGACGTGGGAAGGTTCGGGTCGTCATCCCAGCCGCCATCGCTAGGGGCTGCACCATCTCCGACGAGGAGCACCTTGGAAAGCTGGCTGATCAGGTAGTCGGTGAAGTCACCACGGGTGAACGAAGTCTTAGACATTCGCGCTCCCCTTGATCAGCCGCTTTCCAGCCTCGGCATAGGGGACACCGAGAGGGGTCAGAACCTCGTATGCAGCGGGGCGCATGTAGGGCTGGGCACGCTGACCCTTGGGCTTCTGCAGCACCACCCACTGGCCCTTCTGCTTGAACATCATGGTGTTGTTCTTACCGGGCTTAAGCTCAGCCATCTCGCCACGGGAGCCAGTGCCGTACTCCACGTAGTAGGCGTACTCCACACCTACCGGGCCGACAGTGACTCGACCGGGCTCAGAGATGACGCGGATGGACTCTTTGAGTCGGCCAGTGTCCACTGGGACGTAGGCGCGCATCTTCTCTGCGATCTCCTCGCCCGTCTTCTCCAGGATCTCCTGAGCCTCTTGCTTGATGTCCTGCCCAGCATTGTGCAGCGCCTGGACTAGAGAGCCCAGGTCGCTACGTGCAGCAGGACCCATCACCATGAGGACTTCTTCGACTCTCGGACTCGAACCTGGAGCTTGCGGGAAGCTCGCAGCCCACCCCCGCGAACCACAGAGATAACCTCCACAGTCCTACCGATCAGGTCGGTGTCGTCACTGCGGGTGATCTCTACTACGTCGTCCGACTCTGGGATGGGCGCGTTATAGGGAAGTGAGAGGTAGGACTGGGTCATCGTGATCTGCTCGTCACCGACGAGGATCTGTTGACCGGCCTGCACCTCCCAGAAGCGGCAGGGGCCTTCGTACTTGACCTCTAGCACCTGACGGCTGGACTTACCGGTGTTCTTGTCCACTACTACTGGACCCGGCTTCCAGATCTTGCAGGCGTCGTCCTGACGCTCCTTAGCGCGCTTGCGGACGTAGCTGCGACCGAAAGTGCTGATTCCTACCATCGATAGTCACCCCACTGCCAGGGGACACCGCCACCGAGATCACCGAGATCCTGCTGACCAGCCTCGTAGAAGTCGTGCATGCCCGTACCGAACGCAGGGGGAGTAACAGTCGGATCAGGCTGCTCACCGGCGTTGATGCCGCCCACATCAACGAAACCTCCGGTGAGCAGCGTCTCGTGCTGGCGGCGAAGGCGCGCAGCAAGATCCAGATATTTCTGCTGTAGTTCGCTCGTGCTGACCGACTGGCCATCAGCGTTCGTGGACACCTCACGAGCGAACTTGGCAGCGATGGACTCAGCGGCCATCGAGGCGGTGTAGAAAACGGAGTTCTTGCCCACCCACACGTCGATGATCCACATGATCTCCTGATCGCTCAGGAACCACTCATCAGCCTGCGTATCCCCCACGAGGAAGCGCACGGCATCGACCGGGTTGTTAGCCGGGTCTTCGGTGTAGGAGTAGGTGGCCATCAGCGCTTAGCAGCGTCCTTTTCGGCCTTCTCGCGCTCGGAGCGAAGCTTCTTCTTCTCTTCCTCGCGCTCCTTGACGGCAGCCTCGTGCTCCTTGGCCAGGAGAGCGAGCTGGTCAGCCTGCTTGCGCGGCTTGTTCTGCTCCGTGGACTTGTCGCCTTCGAAGTGAGCGCCCTGCTGGACCGCGTTGCTGTCGAGAATCCGCTTCGCCTCGAAGTTGCCATCGGCCAGAGTCTGAGCGACCTCAGACTGCTCCGGGGCAGCGATGGGCTTGGGAGCCGTGTCC